TCCATTGGCAAATCATAACCAGGATTCACCATATTATTTGTTATTGCTATGACCCAATCATAAAATGCATTGCCATAGAATTTCTGTGCAATAGTATCTAACCTTTCTCCAGTCTGCATGACATACTTGTCAAAGAATACTGCGTATTCAAATATGTTTTCATCTACTACATATCCTTTAAAGAAATTTTTCGCAATGACATAATCAGATTCCGAGAATGGATAACTGATAGGAGATTTAGCATATTCTATGCTTGGTAGTAATGAGAAGAACATTAGAGGCTTGCTGTATTATTTGATATGTCTTGTCTAAAGATAAGTTTTGTTTCTATGAAGTCTAGAGATAGTTCTGTTGCAACTGGAGCACCATCTGAATACGTAGCATAGTTACCATCTGGTGTGTAGTTTATTTGTACTCTAGTTATAGCACATGTTTTATACTGTGTTAGATATGGATGTAAAGTCTTACCTTGCATGAAAGATACTCTACAAAGGTGAGGTACTGTGATCATGTTACCCATACCAATACTAACTTTATTATCTTTCTTTGTAGCACCACTATCACCAATCCAATCTTTACCTCTTGTGTCACCAAATCCTGGTAGTGAGGAGCGTGTGAATGTTCTACAGATTGATCTAATAATCTTTGCTTCCTCTGCATTGTGAGGAGTCAGTTTAAACTTCAATCCAAATTCTCTTAAGTCTGGTTGATCAAACAAAACTTCTACGTTTGGGTTTAGTATCACACCTCTTGTAGATCCAGTAACATCATCCAGTGTTAAGTTTCCAGCAACACCAGGAATTGAGTTAATACCGTTAGTAAATAACGCACCAAACGTGCTCTTAATACCTTCAGGAACATTATAGGTTCCTAGATTTGAAAACTTTCCATTGGCTGCAGCAATTGCTTTTGCACCAACGTTGCTGAATGCTTTACCATTCCATGATGTCTTTGTCTCAGATGATATATCTTGAGGCATGTACAGAATGATTGGTCTAAAATTTGCGTCGTCAGTTATTGGTTTGAAGCTAGATGCTGAGTAATTATATTGTGTATACCTTACACTTGGTTTAACACCATGCTCGTGTTTACCAGTTGCTTCTGGTCTTGCTTCCACATCTTCAGGTAAGAAAGGTGGTATATATTCACCAAATTCAAACATTACATAGTCTGCGTCACCCTCAAAGTATTCTGAGTTAGGATATCTTAAACTAGTACCACCTTTGCCTTCAGAACCTCCTCTTTTAGCAGGAACTATCGTTCTAGATCCAGCTTTATCTGCTTTTTGTGCTAATGTTAAGTATGGAGCATCTTCTTTAACATCATTAAATGTTGTACCATCATCTGTCTTAAGTTTATATGCTGCTTGTGCTGTCTCAATTCTATCTACTACGCCTGGCAATGCTCTAGCTTCATTAATCTGAACCTCAGTTGCAAAATACCATACTGTGCTATGACCTTCTACTTTACTGTAATAATATTTGTTAGTTGATGGTGAGTAATGAGTTTCATTACGTACCATCCCCCAGACACCACCATCAGTAAATACTTTAAGAGTTATAGTATCGTCAGGTTTTTCAACTTTTACTTTTTGTGTTTGGTTAACGGTCATTTTGCCATAGAGACTGATTTTTGTGTGCCATATCCTCTGATCATTCTACGTGCTTTAATTTTGTCGTAGAAATTTTCATTTGTTTCACTCCAGACATCTTCTTTAGAGAAGTTAAATTCTGAACCTTTTCTAGTTATAACAAAATCTTCTACTGGTAGTAGGATTGCTGTGTCCCATTCTTCAGCAGATAGATCCAATAAAAGACCATCAACATTAGACTTAAGGTATTTATGGAAGCAAGCCTTAGGTAGATTGATTCTCCCATTCATCAGATCCCTTACAGCAAGTATCCTTTTCTTAGGTGTCATGTAGTGTAAGTTAGCTCCAAAGAATTCTTGTGGATTAGATTTGATACAATATACAAGCGGAAATTTGTCCCAATAAGGTAAATATTTCGACTGTGCTTTGTATTCAAAGAGATACATGTGACCTTGCACTGCGTATCTTCTTAGTACATTTTCATCTTGTTCTTCTTCAGCGTCAAAAGAATCGTATCTTTCATCACGATGAAATTTTTTATGGTCCTTTTTATATCTTACTACTTCCTGTCTTACAGTATTTCTGTACCATATGAGAGATTTCTTCTCTCCTTCAGTCTTTTGAGTTATTTTCTCAAAGATTGTTTCATAACCAGTAGATTCCTTTACAACATTGCGTTGTATCTCTCCAAATCCTTGTGCCATTTTTCATACTCCTACACTCCTAGGTTTTCTTCAGTTAATATAAGGAAACCCATCTGCCTATCTGAACAGTAGTCTTCGGCAGCATCCCATTTGGCACGGTTTTTAGCGAACGTTAGACAAGCTTTCTTGTAAGCAGAGGTTCTTTTATCTTTATGATCATACGGTGGTTTCGTTTGTTTCTTCGGTTTAATTTCGATTATGTACTTAGCGTACGTTCCATCCTTTTTACGAACTTTAATATAAAAGTCAGGATAGTACCGATGGGCTTTACCATCTGTAGGACACCTGTAAGGTATAATGTACTCTTCGCTTCCCCACTCTATGATAGAGTTTGTTCTATCACAGAACCTCATAAATTTATGTTCCCAAGATGACCTATAAATGATAGTGGTAGGATTACCTTTATACTTTTTAGGGTTGTTGGGCTTATAGAGTCCTGATTTTGCCATATATAATATAGATTCCACGTTTTTATTTAGTGTGTCAGGTATAAAGAACTTAATGGGAAAAATAGGGGCTAGTGGGGGAATGTCCCGTACTACTTCATATCTCGTAAAATTTGATAGAAACCTTGGTGGCAATGAAGAGTTGACTATGATGTGCGATGAAGCACAGTTACCTAATGTTCAGTCTGCTACTGCACAGATGGCAGGAAGATTTTTGGGGGAAGGTCCGTTTCAATATCCGCATACAAGATTGTATACTGATGTTTCTTTGGGTTTCCTTTGTGATGCAAAATTAACTCAATTGAAGTTTTTCCAGACTTGGTATGACTCAATTTTTGGTGATTATGCTACCACTGTGAATTCCCCTGCTGGTAATGATGGATGGTTTGTGGAAACTCTTCACGGTAAAGCACCTCGATCAAGAGAAAGAAAAACTAGACTTAATTATCCTGAAGAATACACTTGTACAACTAGGATTACTAAAGTTGAACTGGGTCCACATGATAGAATTCCACTGCAACATGGATATGGTGATAGACCGTCAGTTTCATATTTGTTGGAAGGTTCCTATCCTTATGCTATAGATGCTGTTCCGTTATCTTATGGATCTTCTCAGGTCACTAGAGTCACTGTTAACTTTCATTACGTAAGACATACAATTCTTTATGTTGATCCGTCATAGGGACCAGCAAATTCGGATTTTCGATTCCATAAAAGTCGAAAAATTATCCCCGCCCATTTTTCGTTGAAAAAGTCGCTATATATAAATATACGACTTGAATTAGTTTTTATGGCATTACCGAAAGTTGGTTATCCTACCTATGAATTAGATTTGCCTTCTACAGGCAAAACTATCAAATATCGACCATTTTTAGTAAAAGAGGAAAAAGTACTTTTACTAGCATTAGAGTCAGAAGATGAAAAACAGATTACAGCTGCTGTTAAGGATTTAATCAAAAATTGCGTTCTTTCACGAATTAAGGTAGATACACTACCTTTGTTCGATTTGGAATATCTGTTTTTGAAGATTAGAGGTGCTTCTATTGGAGAAACCATCACTTTGACTGTAACTTGTCTTGATGATAATGAGACAAAAGCAGAAACACAGATTAATATTGATGATATTGAGGTTTTTAAGCCAAAAGGTCATTCTAATAAAATTGAGTTAACTGATGAAATGGGTATTGTGATGAAATATCCAAGTATGCAGAGATTCATTGAATTGGACTTTTTACAGAAAGAATTGGATGCAGAGGAAGTTTTTGAGTTGATTGCAGAAAGCATAGATCAGATATATGACTCTGAAGAGGTATTTGATTCCACAACTACAACTAAGAAGGAATTCCGCACATTTGTTGAAGGACTGACTACTAGGCAGTTTGAGAAAATTCAACAATTCTATGAAACATCTCCAAAACTACGTCACCAGTTTACAGTGGTAAACCCTAATACTGGAGTGGATTCCGAGTATACGTTGGAGGGATTGCAAAGTTTTTTCGTGTAGCACTCTTCCATAATAACCTGGAGGGGTACTACAGAATGAATTTTGCTCTAATGCAGTACCATAAATACAGTTTGACGGAAGTAGAAAATTGGATGCCTTGGGAACGTGAAGTTTATGTAGCGTTTTTGATGCAATATCTAGAAGAAGTTAAACAAAAGCAACAGCAAGCGAATGGCTAGGTACTCCAAGACATATAGTGGTGACACTACCTCTTTTATTGGGGGTAAGATTGCTAGTGCTTTTGGCATGGCTAGAGCAGAGGCAGATGCACAGGAGAAAGATAAACAAGTTGGTCTGAATGTTGCGAATGGTGGTAATTTATTCATTAAAGCATTAGGAAGTGAATTTGGTGGAGATTTATTTGCAAGGACAATAGGTTCTTTTAATCCAAAGAGTGATGCTAAAAAAACTGATAGAGCATCTAGTAAAGCAAGTAGATTTGCTGCAAATTTCCCTAGAGAAAGAAAAGAAGAAACGGAAGATATTGTAAAAAAGTCTAATGAAGAAATTGATCGTGCTAAGGATGAACTTTTAAAAGAGGATGATCATACACCAGTAAAAGATGAGAAACTTCGAGAGTATGTTACTCGTGTTTTTGGTGTTGGTATAGATTCGAAGTTAACACAATTAGATCAGAGAATAACTAAAAGTCTATCTGTTTTATCTGATATAAGAGCAACTCATCAAGGTAGTGTTGACTTGATGATCGATCATAATGAGTTGATTGCAGGTAAATTAGATAAAATTTTAAACTTATACAATGATCAGTATAATTTTCAGAGTGGTCTTAAAGATAAAGCACAGGTAGCTAAGCAGGAACAGGAATTAGAGAAAGTAAGGGATCTTTCAAGGACTAGAAGGTATCTTGGTCTCCCAGAAGGTAAAGTAGATGGAGGACAAGCACCTGGAGGTTTAGCTTCCGAACTTATCAGGTTTTTACTTAATAAGTTAGGTTTAAAAAAACTTGCTAAAAAGTTCTCTGGTTCACGAAGACTAAAACCTCTTTTCCAAATTTTGCGTAGATTTAGGGGTCAAAAAAGAAACTTTTTTAAACCTATTGAAAGAAGACTTGTTAGAAATTTAAAGAGAAGAACCTTTCTGAAGCTTAATAAAAAGTTTCCAAATGTATCGGAAGCAGTATGGAAAAGAACCTTTAAGGAAAACGTCAAATCATTACGTAAAGCTGGAATAAAACCTGATAGTTTGAGGATGCAGAAGCTTGCCGCAGACAGAGCTCAGAGAGATATTCTTAATGAAGGGTGGGGAGATATTAGTTCGAGGAAAA